ATTCTGCAGTTGATCTCATCGAAAACTGGAAGTCGGTCGGCAGAGATAATATCAAGCGGATGTCAGTTCCAGATTTGATGAAAGCTTTCTTGGTCTATCCTACTCAAGCTAAAATCAAGCAGGAGCCACATGCTAGGGAGAAACTTGAACAACAGAGATACCGAATCTTTTTCGCTGTGTCAATGGTTCACGAGATAGTCACTCGCGTTTTATACGGAAACGTTATTAATCGCGAGGCTGATAATTGGCGGACTTTGCCAGTGAAACCTGGAATTGGATTTACTGATGAAATGGTCAAGGATTTGTATCAGCACGTTGATTCTTTAGGCGAGGGCCGAGAAGACAATGATGGTTCAGGCTATGACTGGAGCCAACGGCAATGGGTTATCGATTTAGTTACAAAAGCTACAATTGAAGCCTATCACATTGACTCCTGCCGCGCAGAGCTTATGCGAATTGACGTTTATCTTTCGTATAAGACTCCTTGGTTGCTCTCAGACGGAACACTCTTAGAAGTGTATTTCGAAACTGAAGCAGGCCGAGAGTGGTTGGTTTGGAAATCAGGAAGATTTACGACAGCGCGAGATAATTCATGGGGACGGATCACGTTAGCACATTTAGCGGCTTTAAGGCTGGACAAATTGGAGCTATCATGGGCTGTCACTATGGGTGATGATTGCGTGGAATCGGACCTAGATCGAGATTACAGTCAATTTGGTATTCGTATCACGGATCGTAACAAAAGTAAGAGGGGAGAACCCTTTATTTTTTTGTTCACATGAGATTCGTTATGACGGTAAGGCTCGTCTAATTCCGTGGGGTAAAACTCTTTATAGATTGTTATCAAATAGACCAGATTGGGAATTTGTTTATCAATTTGAGTATGAACTCCGCCATAACCCAGAGCTATCAAAAATACAATCCTTGCTCTGGGATATTGGATACTACAAGACCTTGGGATATCAGCCTCATTGCCGGGCTGTGGGGGTTTGCATCTTACCCCAAAAT